TAGCCGAATACATTTCTTCATTTTCGGCAAGAGACACCGCTTTTTTATCTTCGTCGGCATACCGTTTCATCGCCACGCGAAGGGTTAATTCTCCTTGTTCAGACAATTGTCCGCTTTCTTTGTATTTTTTAAACCACTCCTCGTCAAAAGTGTGGTCGGGTTTAACGGCAAGTTGATTTGCTGCATCATGCTCAAAGTCCGATTGGACACGCAATGATGCAATCCGAGCGGCAGTTTTAGCCGTTGTCTTTTGGGCTTCGTTTAAATATTCCCCCGGCCCACCTTTTTTAAACATGGTGCCATCTAAGATACTTTTATATGCGCCTACGGCATCGTCATTGATCTTACGATCTACCCCAAAAACAGACACCTGATTGTTGGCGTCGTTAATCCTTTTCTTCATGTCACCGTCTCCAATCAAATTGTGTTCACGCATTTCCGTAATTTTGGAAATAGCCAGATCTGGCCTTAGGTTTTTAACAAACTCGTCAATGGCTTCGTTGTAATCTTTTGTGTCTAAAGCCACTTTCTTTTTGGTGGCATCAAGCATAACCCTAGTGCTGCCGGTTTGCGCCCAAGAACCAAGATCCATGTTTAGTTGTCTTTAGGCTCTGGGAGAAAGGGAACCAAGCTGCGGGTCGGTCAACGACTTGTTTTGCACTTCCTTAACCATGGCGTCGTGCATTGCGGGCCAAGTTTTCTGGGGGTCAGGATCTTGGTTTTGAGCCAGCTTTGCCATCAATTCGCCCTCACTGCGGGTCATTAGGGTTTGTCTCTTGGTCAATGCCGCGCCATCGGCGGCAAGATTCATCTTGTCCTGCAACTCTTGAAAAACCTGACCCACCTGTTCAAATCCCTGTCCCAGTTGAGAAACCGAACGTCCAAGCATTATCTTTGCAGACGGATCTCTCTTAACCTGACCGACGGGGGTCTGGATCATTTCTGTGCCAGGAATTGTAGGGATCTGTGCCATAGATAGTTCTAGGTGCCGGTTTGCTTGGTTTTACCACCGACTTTAAGTTGCGGGGTAGTGTCGTATGCTTGCGGGGTAGTGTCGTATGCTTTGTATGACTGGCTGGCGTAACTGGCTCCACCAACAAGAAGATCGGTAAACGCCTGATTGTTGTAAGCCATTGCCTTGTCTTGTCCCTCAAGCAGACCCTCTGCCGCAGAGGAACGGTATTGATCGGCTTTTCTCATCCCGGCAATGTACTCGTTTTGAATCCGCTGCTCCAGCCGTCCTGCGGTAGTGACCATAACAGCCAGCGGGGAACCAGTAAGAAGAACCCCGGAAGAGGCATAGGCGGCTTCTTGGGTAGCCATGTACTGCTTGCCCTGTTGACGTTCTTGGCTGATGTTAAAACTTAGATCCGACTCAAGTTGGGCGGCTTGGGCCATGTCAATCGAGGCGTTGTACTGTGAGCTTTGCCGAACGGCATCAGCCGCCATCCTATCACCCTTGATTTTCTGGGCCGTCCCAACAGCCGTAAGTGCTAAAGAAGCTCCCTGTAAAACGCTCATGGTGTTCCAGAAAGGTCGTATTTTACAATTAGGGCAAGAACAGTAAGCGGAAGTGGGTCTGATCCCATGATCGCAAAACTGGCGTCGGTTGAATAGTCCGAGAAAGGAGAGATCTTCTTTTCTCCCGTAAACAGCGAAGGAGACTGTCCAAGAGGGTCGTTGGCGTTCCGATAGTTTATTGGGGTAATAGTTCCGTAAACTGGGCCATCGTCTCCGGTCTGGATGGATTGAACAGATCCGCCCAGCGAATTGTAAAGTCGGATATATACGTCCGAAATGGTTTTGGTCAGACCTTGGGTGTTTCCAACCCGAGGATCGGAATCCAGTCTCATGGGCTGAAGGGCGTAGTTAATCGCCAAACCGATGCTGACTACGTCTCCCGTGGTGGGTTCGTAATTCGGCAGCGTTACGGTGCCCGTGTTACTGACCATCAGGTTTATAACCTGCTGCGAGTTGACACAAGCCACAACAGGGCGGTTGGCGAGGCGATTAAGGCCCGTAAACGTCGTGGATGAGGGCGAGGTGTACTGCGTGCCGCAATCGACGTAAAAGGCTTGGTTTGTGGTCGGGGTGGCAAGTGAAACCTGCCAGTTGACCGGATTCATCCGTTCAATGTAGCGAACCGGGGTAACCGAACCTGGAGCGTATCTGGCAACCACCACCCAGACTTCATCGTCGTTATTGCCGGAACCGGGGATACAGGCAACCGCCTCAAAGCTATCAGGGGCCAGTCGGCCATACGAGGCTCCGCCAATCATTACCCTAACTTGGTCTTCTCCGGTAATGTGTCGATGCCATCCCAGAACCTGTTGTTCAAGTTCGTAGGTCATCCCGCACAACTGCCCCAGCCCATTGATGATCCACACTACACCCTGATTTTCAAACTGGGGCTGAAAGTCTATTGATTTGATGCCCGTCGTAGACAGATGCTGCGACAAAGTCATCAAATCCTGCGACATATACTTCTGGGTGGAAATTGAGAATTGAAGCTGCCGGATCGTGGTGCCGTTGCGCTGGGAATAGAAGATGCCGTCGCCTACCGTAATGCCGGGAAGATTCTGGGCTGAACCCCACGAGGACTGCTGGCTTGCCGAGATGTTTGTAGGCGTAATGGCCGAACCACCCGTACCTGGAGTGCCCGAGTTAATGATCCATTCCTGCCCCGAGAGGCCCGCAAACAAGTCAACTTGGGCAATTAGCCACAAGATGGAACCACCACTGGGGGCGTTGAGGTCGAATTGAACGGCGTCTGTGGCAAGGCTTTGATCGCCAAGCGCAAAGTTTTCAATGTCGTTGATTATGGACATCCAGATTCTCTGGGGTTGGTACCCGGACGATCCATAAACCATTCGGCTTTGAAACGATGTAAGAGCCTGAGGATAACCCCGTCGGTCAGACCATGCCCCTTCATTCCAAAGGGTGGTGGGGTCTACGGAATAAAATGGTTCAATAACGGACACCTTTACGTTTGAACCTGAAACATAAGAAGTGATCAGGCCAATGCCATTCAAGGTACTGCTGTTGTAAGTGAAAGACGTTCTGGGAGGAGTAACGCTAGCAACGCCAGTATAATTTGTCACAACAATCTGGAACATCGCATTGTTGGTGGATGTGCCAGAAAGAATGAAATTGGTATCAGACCGACCCGAAATCGTTTTGATCGTGTTCCAAGTCGCTCCATTGTCATTTGACTGTTGAAGGGCCAGATCCGCGCTCCAAGTGCCGTAACTCTGCCAACTCCAATCCCCGCGCATGGCAATGCTGCTACTTGTTCCGTTGGTGTTGATGTTGTAAACAAGGGAGCCAGCGGGACGGACATGGGTTAGCTGAATATAGCCACCCACGTTTTGCGCGGTAAACGGAATGTTTTGAACCCAATACCCAGAATTGAAGTCGTTTGCAAAACTGGCAGTAGAGGTGTTGTCCCGAAGACAAACATAAATAAGCGAAGCATTGTTTACCGAATCCCCAACGCGGTAGGTTTGGGCCGCTGCCCACGCCGTAGTATTCACAAAAATATCAACGCCGTTGCCAGTAAGCGCACTGGCGTTCATTGTAATGGTCGTGGCGTTTGTGTCCAAAAACGGTGGACTTAAAAACGCAACATTCTCCCAAACCCAACTGGTTAGGCTGTAAGTTGTGAGCCGCTGCACCGGATAATTCGGATGGGCCAGATAAACAACGTCGTTAATCTGGCAGAACTTAACGCCGTAAATGTCGGCGTTGTACGGCCCCATTGCCGGATCAAATGCCGCATTATAGGGGGTGGGAAGCTCAAGAATGTTTTGCTGCAACCAATTGGTACCGTCGGAATGAGGATTAACCGTGGAAACAAAACTGGCGGTTGAGATGTAAATCTTTGAATTAAACGGATCAGTTACAAAGTTACCCGGATAGTAATGCGTGCCAGAAACCCACGCTGCCGCACTTGAAACCGTAACTGGGGTGCCGTTTTGATAAAAACGAACGTACTGGTGCCCCATCTCGATAATGAAAGTAACCGCAGGGGAGTAGATGAACTTAATCAACCTAACCGCATAATCATTGGAGGGCGTTACCCCCTTGATGAATTTGGTGGTAGAAATGTACTGGGTTCCAGGACGGCGGGTTGCGCCACCCGTTTTCAAGGCTACCAGATTCTTCATCTGGCGGCATCCAAAGCGGTACTTCTGTTGATCGACGCGGGCGTCCAGAAGGGGAGTCAACTCACCCGCATTGAACGAGATTAAGCCTTCAACTGATTTTGGCACGGTTTAATTATTAGTTGAACCCCAACGCGAAAGGACAAAGCGAGATTCAGACACTGGGTAATAGCGGCGGGGTTTCTTTTCCCCGGCATCCTTCACGCGAGCCTTGGGAAGATAATCGCGGATGTACTGTTCCCGATACACTTGGGCCAGCTTTCCGTCATCTTTGCGTAAAACGGTGGCAAGATACGAAGCCAGCAGGCAAACCATCGCCGCAGCGAAAAGGGCGTCCCAAACCGTAACGTCTTGGATGTTTGCGACATACTCAACGTCAGCCGTTGTTTCATCGGTAAACAAACCAAGCTGGTTGTTGCCGGGAGTCTGTTGGACAATGTAGATGTCGAACATATCCGATATGGCATCCATGTCCCATGTGTTGTTGCCGTTAAGAACCGTGATCAGAATGTAATCGCTGGGCAGGGCGTAACCATACGTCCAACCATAAAGACTACCGGCCCCGGCATCAGCAAAAGAGTTCTGATACGTTGAATAGTCGGACTGGAACCAATATCCTGCCGTTAGGTCATTTGTAAAATTGGAGGTGGAGGTGTTCGCAATCAAACACTGGTAATAGTACAGCCCATAGGTAATGAACTGATCGACCGTGTAAGAAGTGGCCGGTGCCCAAGCAGTAGCCGGGGTGGGTACGGGGTTGGGGTTTACCGAAGGATTGATGGTGGACGGAAACTGGGAAAGGGTGGCCCTACGTTTGAGGCAACTCCACGGATGCGCTCGGGCTACCTCTGAAAAAGTCTGTTGCCAGAAGTTGTTACAAGCGACGGCACTTTGACTAGTCTGGTCAGTAATGCTTGTGATCGGCTGCGCCCCCATCTTTCCAAGGGCCATGTTGCATAGATTTACCTGAGAGACACCGATTGGCATAAGTTTATGTGGTTAAGAAAAAGCCGGGGACAGCGCACCATTACGCCATCCCCGGCCAATTCCAAACCAATTCGCGTTAGCGATTGCAGACCAGCTGAATCCAGAACGTGATCTTGGAACCCGCCACAGGGACGCTAAGCGTGGAGAACGTGGCGGTAAGCCAGCTATCCGCACTCACGTTGTACGGGGTCGCAGCCGCCGCACCACCCGTGAACTGAACCTGCGTAGCCGAGGTCACAGTCAGGGCGGTGGAGTACCGCGTAGCCGACGTACCCGCCGGATCAGCGTCACCCACCTGGACCGCGGCAGTCGTGCCGAGGCTGGCAGAGGTCGCCACCCAAGAGGTGAGCGGGTTGACCATCGCGTTGCTGTTCACCCAGCCGATGTTGATAACGTCGGTAGCGACTTCGGTACCGACCATCGTGTAGGTGGCAACAATGCAGTCAACATTGCCGAGTTCATAAACAGGGTCGTTGAAACCACCGATAGCCGAGCTAACGGAGGCAACACCCGAATTACCAGCAGGGAAGTTAAGGCCGGTCTGCTGATTCGACGCGACGTTAGTATACCATGTAGCCATTGTATTATATTCCTATTTTGAGGGTTAGACCGACTCGTCGCAAGAAACCGTCACAATGCCCTGCTCTTCAAGGCGGGTACTGTCCATGAGGACAACGGTACGAACCTGAATGGCGTGGGATTGGTCGGGCAAGATATCGACGTGGGTCTTCTGGTCTTCACCCATACCCAGCAGAAGGAAGTCTTTCTGGTAGGCAAAGCAGGTGCGGACGTTGGACGTAATCGGCAGAAGCTGCGTACGGACGAACTCAAAGCCCATGAAGTCAACAACGCGGCCCTTACGGAGAGCCTGAACGTCGTTGTAGAGGGCGTTGTCCACCTGATCAACATTGACCAGAAGGTTGTTTAGTTCCTTGGCGGCGTAGACGAAGTAACGATCGTTCTCGTTAACGTCATTGCTATCAAGGACATACGAAGCCTGAATCAGCTTGAACAGCGTCAGACCGCTGTTGCTGCCCGTGCCACCAGAGATGGCATTGACCGCAACGGTCTGGGCCGACGGAAGCGTGGTCGCCGTGGTGCCCTGAGCACCAGTGTAGTTCGTGCCAATGGCAGCATTGATCAGAACGATGTCCTTCTGACGGTTCGTCGCAATCGCGTGATTGCGGACGGTGGTGCCCTGCGGATCGGGCAGCGTGCCAAGGAGGATGTGATCGTGCTCGTCGATCCAGGTGGTCTTGTCGTAGGGGCGGGGACGCACCCAACGGAAGAACGACGGGATATCGGACGGCTCGCTCTTCTGAGCGCGAGCGGTTTTCTGACGGAGGGAATAAGACTGAGCACCAGTCTGGTCGTACCGTTTGGTCGCGCCAGCAATGTTGTCGGTCATGTACTTGCCAGCAAGACGATGCTCTTTCTGTTGAGCCATGATCTCGCGCCAATTGTCGTCAAAGGCGACCTGATAATGAGGAGGGAGACTGAACACCCCGGAAACTGTAGCCATTATAGTAAGTGATTAAGGAAGTGAATCTGAGTGCCTCAAGATTCGGGTATCCATTGAAGGGCCGCACTTGAAACGGAAATTGTTCGTCGGCGACCGGATTCCCTTGCGGGAGGTGTCCTCGCCTAACTCCTTAAATGGAAAGGGGTACTGACTCAAAAAGTCAATACCCCTAGTTCCATACCCCTATGGAAATCCCATTACGGGAAATTAAACAGCAGCACCGCTACGAGCAACCTCAAGAAACGCGGACTGCGTGGACGAATAGATGAACAGAATCGAAATCGCCTTGCTGGTCGTACCCACCACCGTGCTGTTGGAACGAAAGCCGGTGCTGAAGGTGATCGTGCGGGCCGACGTAGCGTCGTTGTTCAGAATGACCGTGAGACGCTGGCCGGGTTTGCCATTGGCAACCGTCAGCGTGGCATTGCCAATCGCGGAGGTCGTGACGATATCAAAGTAAGTGCTAACGCTAGCATCAAGCGCGATGGTGGCGGCATAGGTCGGCACTACCGGGACAGGGACGTCATCGCCAATCACTTGAGCGATTTTGTCAGCATTAAGACCGTAAACAGTATTGGTGGACATAGTAAGAGTTGGTTATGGTTTGGTTATTTGTTTTGGCCTGTCAAGTCACAATACCCGAAATATCCCTTTCACGGATAAGGACATGACGCTTGTTGTTGATCTTGTAATAGTCCCCGTGGTGTTCGCCGATCATGATGGTTGCCCCGGCTTTGACGTATTCGCATTTGCCGCCAACCGCTTTGACGATAGCGGTAACGTACAACTGGTTGGCCGATTTCTTTGAGGTGGGCATGAAAAGACTCCCGACCTTTCGGTTAAGATCCTCTTCAACGTACTCCGCGAGAACCATGTCCCGCATGGGGCGGAACGTGGTTACCTCGGGAACGCTGTCCTGATAAAGGTCGGCAACCATCTCAGACTTGTCGAGATTGGCAACCTCCGGGGCGTCAGCTAGGTCTTTCACCGGCTACCTCCCTGTAGGGCAGAGATGCGCTTTCTCATTCCTTCCTTCTGGAGGGTTTCAACCATCTGTTTAACCTCACGATTACGGGGGTGGTTGGAGTCCCAGTACATGGAGTTGTACTGATTGGCCTTGTTGCTGACGATGTCCTTGGCCTTGGACAGATCACTTTCGCCCATGTTAGAACCAACGCTCTCGGCGGAAACCAGTTTGTCTTCCCCGATGTACTGGCCGACCTTTGACAGTGCCAGGAAGACCTTGGCGTTCTTGAACACGGGATCCTTGTCGGGATCAATGCCAAGCGTGCGAGCGGCCCGAGAAGCCATCTCTGCGGTCTTGTCATACGCAACCCCTTGTTTGGCAATGGTATCACGAATGGTCTTGTCCTGCGTGGCGTAGAACTGCTTCTCGTAGTTAACAGACGCATCCCGCTGGGACTTAGCATCTTGCAACTGTGCCTCAAACAACTTCTGGGCAACACTGGGCGGCACGTTGCCGTCATGCATGATCTTCAACGCATTGTTGAAAAGACCATCGTTCCAGAGTTCCTGCGGGAGGTCATCGGGTTTCTTGATGTTGTAGCCTTCCGGCTTCTCGGGGACACCGTTGATGGAGCGAAGGAGTTCATTCCGCTCCTTAACAACATTGGCCGGGGCATCGGCGGGAAGCGGGGCCAACCCCTTCTTACCGGCAAGGGTATTAAGATTGGAGAACTTGGTCAGAACGTCTTCAACATTCTTGGCGTTTTTCAGAGTCGGCTCCAGGTGCTTCAGGTGTTCCGGCAGTCTCTGGTAGGAATCCGGGTTAAGGGAACCATCGGTCTTCATCCAGTCTGAATACCAAGGGGTCGTATTGACCGTTTGCGGGGTCGTGGTGGCGTTTTGACTCGTGGGTTGGGTCGTGGAGGCGGGAGGGACGGTATTGCCCGTCTCGTCCATCGTAACGCCATTCGGAACTGTGGTGGTGTCGCTCATATGATTTATTCGTCAACCGAGATGGGAGCCTGTGAGGAAGCGTAGACATCAACCAAGCCGCCAGCATCAACGTAAGAGTTGTAGTCATCCTCAGAGATGACCGTCTCCTGCGTGGCGGTAAGCTGCGTGCCCCGGCGGGCAAGGATCATGTTCTTGAGGACTTCAAAGGACTTCGTCCATTCCTTGACATCGGATTCCTTTGGGTTGCTCTTAACCAGATCCCACCGCTCACGGCGGCAGAACACTTTCTGAACCTTGCCGTTCTTGTCGGGGATAACCCCATAGCGGATCTTAAATTCATTGCGGCGGTTGTCGTAGTACCAACGAACCAGAGCCGGGGACATATCTCCGAGCTTCGGGTCTTCCTTGGGCATATCGGGTTCATCTTCCTTTGGCTTATCGTCAAGACCCTTGATGCCAAAAGACTTAACCGGAAGCCCCAGACCGCCGTGGGTGTCATCGGACTCAATGAAAGTGACGGTGCCGGTGCGGTACTTCTTTTCAATGTCGGCGTTTTCAAACTCCAAACGTCCATCGACAAAGGTGCCGACAACGGTGCGATTGCCCTTATGGGTGCGATGGATCTCGTCTCCAACCAGATCCCATTCAATTGAATTAACTTCTTTGCTCATGGTGTGTAATGTTACTTAACGGACTTTGGTTTGTCTTGTTTCTTGATCATGTTACGCGCTCTTTCGAGCATACGTTCGATAAATAGGTAAACGGTTCTGGCTCCGTCTCGGTGGGCCGCACGCAGGGGATCAAACGCCCCGTTCTTGTCCGCATCAAAGATGGGGAGGTCTTGGCAGGCGCGGTCACGAACAGACTCCAATACCAGTCTTTGGCTGGACGTTCGGTTACCGGATTGCCCGAAGACTTCCTGGTAGGCCAATGCAAGACGAGCGGTTTTGCTGTCCGCCCCTTGAGTTTCAACTGGTATTTGTACTTCAGACATCGACTCGTTTTAAGTGATAGATAACTAAATGCCGGTTGTCATCCTCAATCTTTGATATGTGGTTGAATCCCACCTTGATGGCTTCTTCGTCAAACGCCTTCATTTCGGATGCCAGATATATGGCCGCGTCCATTGTGATGTCGGCAAAGATGGTTTCGGGAATTTCTAGGTATATTTCTGCCACACCGATGTACAATAGCGTTTTAGCCAGTGTGAATGGATTGTCATCGTCCAAACGAAATATGAGGTCTTCGGACATTACTCGCTCAGTTGAGACAGTACGGCTTCCTTAAGTGGGTCGGGGGATTTGTTAAGGTCTTTGCCAGCCTTGGCGATGCCCTGTGCCGCTTCAACGGCCTGCTGCATCTGCTGCTGTTTCATGCGCTGCATACGGACGGCCTGAACCTGTTTCATCGGAACCTCAAGATCCGGGGGAACGGAGTTGTTCCGCATGATCTCACGCACCGTCTGGTCTAGGTTCATGTTGTCGATGATGTCCGGCTTGATCTGGGCCAAGGGCTGGATGATCGACAACGTGTTGACGATGCCTTGGTTCTGGGTGGCGCGAAGGGCCAAGGACACGCGGGACGTAATGACAATCTCAGGAAGGGCAAATGCCACCGTCCCCTGTTGATCAACGGGAACCATCAGTTCGGCGGGAGCCACACCAAACTTGCCCTGCCGATAAAGAATGCCAAACACACGACGCAGCAACGGGTTAAGACGCTCGCTGACATGGCGATCAAAGATCGGGCGGAAGGACTCAACCTTCTCAGCCTGACGCTGGGCGATCTCGTAAGCGGTCATGCGTTTGTCTTCCAACTGCTTGAGTAGCTGGAACATATCAACGAAGAAAGCCGCGTTGATGGCGTCTTCCTTTCGTTTCATGATGTCGATGGCAAGGGGGTAGGAACCTTTGGTCATCCACTCTTCCGGCTTCGCGCCGGGGTTGGACGAGTCGTAGGTTGTAATGCCACCGGCCCGCAGATCCACATCACCATCGAGGGAGTCCGGGTAGAGCAGACGGGGGTAGGCCATCATCTCAGCCAGCGCGTCCACATACTGGGAG